ATTTTGCAATTGATATGTTTAAGAAAGCTGCAGGTAGAAGACTTGATGCTATTGAAGCACACGACTTAGTCTGTAAAGTTGGTGAAGTTGTAGTTGTAGGAGGAGTAAGGCGTTCAGCTTTAATATCTCTTAGTAGCATACAAGATGACCAAATGAGAAAAGCAAAGTCAGGTCAATGGTGGCTTGAGAATGGTCAAAGAGCATTGGCCAATAACTCAGGATGTTATTCACGTACACCAGACATAGGACTATTTATGTCTGAATGGAAATCTCTTTATGACAGTAAGTCAGGAGAGCGTGGCATCTTTAATCGACTAGCAGCAAAGAATAAAGCTGCAGAGAATGAAAGACGTGAAACTGATTTTGAATTTGGAACTAATCCTTGTTGTGAAATTATCTTACGACCATATCAATTTTGTAACTTGACTGAAGTAGTTATCAGGGCAACAGATGGTATGAAAGAGATTAAAGATAAAGTTAGACTTGCAACAATCTTAGGTACATTTCAATCCACACTTACAGATTTAAAATATCTACGTAAAATATGGAGAGATAATACTGAAGCCGAAAGACTACTTGGTGTTTCACTTACAGGCATTATGGATAATGAACTTACCAGTAAACCAACTAAACAACGCTTAGAAGAAATGCGTGCTGTTGCTGTAGATGCCAACAAAAATTTAGCAAAAAAATTAAAGATACCTCAATCAGCAGCAATTACGTGTGTCAAACCATCTGGTACGGTAAGTCAATTAGTTGATAGTGCCTCTGGTATTCACTCAAGACATAGTGATTATTATGTACGGACAGTACGCGGTGATGCTAAAGACCCATTAACAAAGTTCTTAATTGATAAAGGCATTCCGCATGAACCAGATGTGACTAGACCAAGTGATGTCATGGTGTTTTCATTTCCAATAAAATCACCTGATAAATCAATAACTCGTAATGATATGTCTGCTATTGAACAACTTGAAATGTGGTTGATGTATCAAAGACATTGGTGTGAACACAAGCCTTCTGTCACTATAAGTGTACGTGAAAATGAATGGCTGAAAGTTGGTTCATGGGTGTATGACAACTTTGACGAAATTGCAGGTATAAGTTTCTTACCTTTAGTTGAACACAATTACAAACAAGCCCCTTATCAAGATATAAATAAAGAAGAATATCTTAAATTAAATAAGGCTATGCCTAGTAATATTGATTTTATAGACCTACAAGACTATGAAAATGATGACAATACCACAGGTTCTCAAGAATTAGCGTGTGTCGGTAATGTGTGTGAGCTTGTAGATACAACAAAAGTACCCGTCTTAGAAGAATAAGCTATGGAAAATGATAACGATTTAGTCTTACCAAAGACTGTTACAGAAGTTCTTGAGTTGCTAAATAGATTATGGCCTGAAAAAACGCCTGACCTTGAACACACACCCAAGGATATATATTTTGCAGCAGGTCAAAGAGACGTAGTTAGATTCTTAAATTACCTAAAAGAACGGCAAGATAAGGAGTCAATTATATAATGTGTATAGGCGGAATGAAAACTAGTTCACCGACAGTCTACAAGAGACCCAATCCGCAAGATATTTATTATAATGGCAACATCTATGACCCCAAGCCAGTAGAAGAAACAAAAGATGAAACTGCAAATGTTTCAGAAGATTCTACATCACGAAAACAATCTACAACTAACAACAACCCCATGAATAAGTCCGACACTGGACTTCAAATTTACTAAGGAGAAATATAATTATGTGTATAGGCGGAAAACCCGACCCAGCTCCAGCTCCAGAACCAATTCCACAACCGGTAATTAATGCATCACCAATAGGTGATACTTTAGCACCAGAGTTGCAGATAGCGGAAGAGAATATGGACGAGGAAGCAAAGAAAAAATTCAAACGTAAAAAAGGTACTACAGGATTAAATACTAAATTAACGTCTGGTCTCAATATACCAGCCACAAGCAGTGGGATTAACGTAGCGTAATGTGTAGCGGCGGAGGCGGCGGCGGAGGCGGCGGCGGAGGCGGTGGCGGAGGCGGCGGAGGCGGCTTTGGCGGAGGCGGCTTTGGTGGCTTTGATTTTGGCGGCGGTGGTTTAAATATTGGTAGCGGTAATGGTGGTTTTGGTAACAGCCCTGTTCTTCCGTTTACATCACCTGTAAACCCAATTGAAAACGTAGATGAAGCACAAAAAAAGTTTTTAGGTTCTAAACCCGGATTTAGTGAAGATAAAAAAATAGCCCTTGCTAATAAAAGTGGCAAGTCACAACTTTACATAAAATAATTAATGTTAATAGATGATAGTAAAACAAAACAACATACCGCTAAAGAAAGATATGAAACATTAAAAGAAAAAAGACTTCAATATTTAGATAGAGCCAGAGAATGTTCTGAGCTTACTATTCCTGCCTTAATACCCGAAGAGGGTTTCAATCACACATCCGAGCTCTACACTCCATTTCAATCTGTTGGTGCACGTGGTGTTAATAACCTTGCTTCTAAACTTTTATTGTTATTACTACCTCCTAACGCTCCCTTCTTTCGTTTAAGTATAAGTGGTAAAGCAAAACAAGAATTAGAAGAGCAACGAGAACTTAAATCTGAAGTTGAAAAATCATTACAGAGAATTGAGAAAGAAGTACAAAACAAAATAGAAGAAAAAGCAATGCGTGTTTCTGTGTTTACAGCTCTTAAACATTTAATTGTTGGTGGTAATGTTCTGACATACTTACCTAAAGAAACAAGTATGAAAGTTTTTCCACTTACGCAATATGTATGTACACGTGATAGTGCTGATGAATTATTAGAAATAGTTATTAAAGAAACTATAACACCGCTTAGTCTTGATGCTGATATAAGAGAGCAAGTTATAAGTGACGCTGATTACAAAGAAGACGAAGAATGTGAGTTATATACACACATCTATAAATTAGACACGGATAAATATTATATTTGCCAAGAAGTAAAAGGCATCAAAATACCTAAAAGTATTGGTACATTCACAAAAGATAATATGCCTTACCAATGTTTACGCATGGTACGTGTAGAAGGCGAAGATTATGGAAGAGGATATGTCGAAGAATTTTTAGGTGATTTAAAATCATTAGAAGGTTTATCACAATCATTAGTTGAGAGTGCTGCTGCTTCAAGCAAAGTTGTCTTTATGATTAGACCAAACTCTGTAACTAAAAAAAGAGATTTAGCTCTTACACGTAATGGTGACATTATTACAGGTTCACGTGATGACGTTTCAGTTTTACAGACTGATAAACAATATGATTTAAGAGTAGTACAAGAGAGTATAAGAGTTCTTGAAGAAAGAATGTCATTTGCATTCCTACTGCACACAGCAATACAACGTGATGCCGAGCGTGTCACAGCACAAGAGATTAGATACATGGCTGAACAACTTGAGACTTCTATGGGAGGAATATATTCCCTGTTGTCTGTTGAATTTCAATTGCCATTAGTAAAACTATTGATGAAGAGGATGTCACAATCAAAAGAGATACCTTCTTTACCAAAGGGGTCTGTAAAGCCAACGATTATAACAGGTATAGAAGCCTTGGGTCGTGGTAATGACTTACAGAAATTAAGAGAGTTTATCTCTGAGTTTGTAGCTTTAGCGCAAGTTAACCAAGCCATTATACAAACTCTTAACCCAAGTGATTTAATAAAACGAATTGCTACAGGATTAGGAATTGAAACAGATGGATTAATTAAATCGCAAGAAGAATTACAAGCTGAACAGATGGCTCAACAAGAACAAATGATGCAAGACCAGATGATGAATGCAGCTACAGATACAGTTGCTAAGTCTGCGCCGGGTATCGCTAATAATATAACTAAAGGAATGATGAATAATGGTAGAACAAGTTGAAATATCACAACCAGAAACAACGGCTGAGAAACCAGAAGAGCAAGTTGTAAGTAAACCAGAAGGTTTACCAGAAAAATTTAATTCAGTAGATGACTTAGCTAAGTCGTATGCCGAGTTAGAGAAAAAATTAGGAGAGCCTAAGGCTGATGAAACTCCTGAACCAAAACAAGAAGATGCAAAACAGGACACTGATTTGGAAATTGCAAACAAGGCTGCGGCAAGTGCAGGCCTTAATGTGCAAGACCTACAATCTGAGTTTGATAACACCGGTGAATTAAAAACCGAAAGTTATGATGCCTTAGAGAAAGCTGGTATTCCAAAAGATTATGTTGACCAATTTATAGCAGGCCAACTAGCCATGCGTGAAAATCTTATTAGCAGTGTAAAAGGCATTGCTGGTGGTAATGATGGTTACTCAAACATGGTAGAATGGGCTTCAGATAATTTATCTGATGCTGAAAAAACTGCTTACAACAATTCAGTTAACACAAATGATGTAGAAAGCATCAAGTTGGCTGTTAATGGTCTTAAAGCACGTTACGAAGCTGTTAATGGAACAGAACCTACACTTGCTACAGGCAAAGCTAGTACATCAACTGCTGGTGGTTTCCGTTCATGGGCTGAAGTAACTGCTGCTATGGACGACCCAAGATATACAAAGGACGAAGCTTACCAAGCTGACATCCAGCGTAAATTGCAAAACTCAAACTTATAGGAGAACAAATGGCTAAACGTGGATTATATGCAAATATAAATGCAAGACGTAAGGCGGGAACATCTCGCCCAAAGTCTAAGTCAACAGTAAGTAAGAAAGCCTATGCAAATATGAAAAAAGGTTTTCCAAAAAAGAAATAAATACTACGCGTGCCGCATGACAGAGTCGAACTGCCGACCTGATGATTACAAATCATCTGCTCTACCAACTGAGCTAATGCGGCCAACGCACAGGTTTTTTACCTTAAGAACAATAGTTGTGCAACCTTTTATAGGTGGCAACTGCTGAAACATAATTAAGCAAATGCTTGACCCTCTGCGGAGGACAATCCTGATTATGAGCTAAACTATGTGGATGCTTTCTTTAAACAACAAAACTAACCAAGGAGAATAAATATGGCAAATGCCTCACCAATATCAGTGGGTAAAGTCAATGCTTCTGGTAATGAAGATGTGTTGTTTCTGAAAGTCTTCGCAGGAGAAGTATTAACTTCTTTTGAAAGAGCTTCAGTTACAGCAGGTGCAGAGACTGTGAGAACAATCTCAAATGGTAAGTCAGCGACTTTCCCAGTAATGGGAAGAACTGTGGCAGCTTATCATACACCCGGCGCAGAAATTACCGGAAACGACATCAACCACAACGAAAAGGTTATTACTGTTAATGACCTTTTAATTAGCTCTGTGTTCTTATCGAACATTGAAGAAGCTAAGAACCACTATGATGTAAGAGGTGCTTACACATCTGAAATAGGACGTGCATTAGCATTCCAAAAAGATAAGCATATCTTACAAACTATAGGTCAAGCTGCACAAGCTTCAGCTTCTGTAACAGGCGGAGACGCTGGTACTGTATTAACTAATACAGGTATCGCTTCTGCAACTGCTGCAACTGCTGCGAATGCAATGATTGACTCATTGTTTGATGCTGCTTCTAATCTTGATAGTCATTACGTACCAAAAGAAGGACGTAAAGCTTTTATTAGATTAGAAGAATACTACAAACTAGCTAATGCTACCAACGCTGTAAACGTAGATTTCAGTGGTGGCGCAAACGGTGGAGTTGCTGATGGTAAAGTATTAAAAGTTGCTGGAATTGAATTAATTCCAACTGCACACTTTGTTACTTCTAACATCACTACAGGTCAACCTGATGCGGGTACTTCAGCGTCTGTATCAAACCCACAGGCAGTGAACCTATCAAACTATGTTTGTTTAGTATGTCACCCGTCTGCTGCAGGTACTGTTAAATTAATGGATTTATCAGTAGAGTCAGAATACGACATAAGAAGACAAGGTACGCTAATGGTAGCGAAATACGCACAAGGACATGGCGTATTAAGACCAGAAGCTGCTGTAGGAATTAAGGAAGCGTAAGCTTAATTAATACAACAACAAACTAGTAAGGGCATCAAGATTTATCACTATGCAGACTTGCTCTGCCCTTACTTTTTTATATTATTATGGCAACACAAATTACACCAACCTCAGAGTTACAAGCAGTTAACATAATGTTAAGTGTGGTAGGAGAAGCTCCTGTCAACACATTAGCAGGTGATACAACTGTCGATGTATCTATCGCTAAAAATCTTTTAGATGAGTCTTCTATGTCTATTCAAGCAATGGGCTGGAATTTTAACACTCATTACAACTATGTAGTTACAATAGATAACACTAATAAAATACCATTACCTTCTAACTGTGTGCAAGCAGATGGTTCTGCTGCGTATCGTAGTTACAATTATGTTATGCGCGATGGATTTTTATATGATATGGATAATCATACTGACATATTTACAACCGCACCTACTGTTGACGTAGTTCTAGTACAACAATTTGAACATCTCCCAGAATATGCAAGACGCTATATTACAGTCAAAGCTTCAAGACGTTTTGCTGCGCGTATTATTGGTGACAATGAATTAACTAAACTTATTAGCAATGATGAACAAGAAGCATACATTGCTTTTCAACAAGCTGACAGTCGTTCAGCGGATGTAAACATATTAGAAGGAGATGCAAACACTTATTCAATAATTAATAGACCACCTAGAAGGACTTATTAATGCCTGTTGTATCGCAAACCATTCCAAATTTCCTAAATGGAATAAGTGAGCAAACACCAACACAAAGAGGTATTAATCAAGGTGAAGACCAGATTAATTTTCAGAATAATATTGTGGAAGGTTTGACTAAAAGACCTCCGCTAGAATTTGTTGCAACTTTAGACTCATCTAATGTATATCCAAATACTATTAAATTTTGGAATATTAACCGTGATGCTACGTCACGTTTTATTGTTACATTTTATCACCAAGGTGTAAAAGTTTATGACCTTGCAGGTAATTCATATCCTGTGAGTACCCCTAATGGAGTTTCATATTTAACATCAACTAATCCAAGAGAAGATTTTAATTGTGTCAGTGTTGCTGACTTTACATTTATTGCTAACAAATCAATTACACCTATAGCAGATAGCACTTCAAGTCCTGCTAAGGTTGAAGAATTTTTAATTAATGTAGGAAAATCTCAATACGGACTAGAGTATAAAGTAACTGTAAAACACCCTAGCATGTCTTATGCAATCGCTGTGGTGTTCCAAATGCCTTCAGGTAATGATGCAACAACTGACAGTGCATTTCGCGATACAAACAAAATTAAAGATATATTATTAAATGGTACATCAAGCCCACATTGGAATTCAGGCGCATCACAAATTGGTTTTAAAACTATACGTACTGATACTGGTGCAAACCTATCAACAACTCAAGGCCTTGCAAACTATTCGGGTATCACTAACTATTTTACTTTTGAAAGTTATGACTCAGTCATTTATGGTAAACCAACAGACGGCAACGCAAATTACACAGTAGAAACTGCAGATGGTCAAGGTAACTTGGCTATGTACATTATTCGCGACGAGATACAACAATTCAGTCGTTTGCCTTACTATGGAAAAACAGGTGTAAAAATAAAAGTTACAGGCGATGAAGGTGATGGTCTTACAGATTATTTTGTAGCGTTTCAAGGTAACGGTGTTTGGTCTGAAACTATTGCTCCCGGAGTTTCATTAGGATTGGATGATTCTAAAATGCCACACGCTTTAGTAAATAACAACAACGGCACATTTACATTTAAACAACTAGATTTTAATGAGCGTATTTGTGGTGATTTAACAACTAACCCTAATCCATCTTTTGTTGGTCAACCTATACAGAATTTAACATTTTATAAAAATAGACTTGGACTGTTATCAGGAGAAAATTTAATTTTTACAGAAAACGGTGGGTTCTTTAATTTCTTTTCTACTACTGTTACTCAAGTTTTAGACACTGACCCAATTGATATTGCTGCTTCAGGTACGCAAGTAAACACTTTAAAGAACTCTGTAGCATTTAATGAAACACTGTTGTTATTTTCTGACACACAACAATTTAAATTAGATACTGCGGGAGACACTATTACACCAACAACTGCAATCTTAAATGCAGTATCAACTTTTGAACACGATGACCAAGTACAACCTATTGCTGCGGGAAGATTTGCATACTTTGCACAACCACGAAACAATAACACAGCTATTAGAGAATATTATTCAGATGACGACACATTAACTAACGATGGTATTGATGTCACAGTTTCTGTTCAAACACTAATACCTAAGAATGCTTTTCAAATTATTAGTAACAATATTGAAGATACATTGTTTGTACTGTGTCACGATGATAATGACAGTCAAGTTGCACCTTACAGTACTGGCAGTGATGTTGCACCAGTAAATGCAAACACTATTTACGTATATAAATATTTTTTTGATAGAGGAGAAAAAGTACAAACTGCATGGTCTAAATGGGAATTCGATGGTGTTAAAATATTAGGTGCAGTTAGTTTAGAGTCATACTTGTATGTTTTAGCTTCAGAAGGACAAACCACTAAGTTGTGCAGAATTGATTTACAGAATTTAAAAGAGTCAACTTTATCATTTAAAGTGTATTTAGATTTAAAAGCTAGTGTAACAGGTTCATATAGTGCTAGTACAGGCTTAACAACTTTTACATCGCCTTATGGAGTTAAAAGTAATTTGATTGCTGTAGATAGGAACGAAGGAATAAATTACACTCCTACAAATACTAGTGGCTCAACTTATACAATAATAGGTAATGCTACTAATTTATTTGTAGGCATTCCATTTACTTCAACTTATGTTTTATCACCACAATATGTGCGTGAAGATACAGGTAGAGGCCGGCTAGCTATTAGTTCTGGTCGTTATCAAATAAGAACTATTACATTTGATTTTAACAATACAGGTTATTTTAGAGTGTCAACAACACCAGCAAACCGTCCAACAGGCATTACCCAAATGACAGGTTATGTGATTGGTGCGGCACAATCAAAAGTAAATTCTGTATCAATTTCTTCTGGCCAACTGCGAGTGCCAATTGCTGCGCGCAACACTGACTTTACATGTACAATAATAAATGACAGTCATTTGCCCGTACAAATAACGCAAGCAGAGGTAGAAGGTTTCTACCACAGAAGGTCAAGACGTATTTAATGGAAAAACCTTTTGTTAGGGAGGCGGAACTAAAAGATGTTTTAGTGTTATCTAAAACTATGCGTAAGCAAGACCGTCAAGAAATAAAAGCTTCAGATAACGTAGGTGCATTAGAAGCATTGATTGTACCTTTTACTATTAAAGGTGCACGTAACTATACAATCGTAGGCGTGGGTGACGAAGGCGTAATAGGAATGTTTGGTTGTACACCAACACCAGACCCTGAGTTTGGTTGTGCTTGGTTATTATCAAGTGAAGTTTTATTAAAACATAGAAAAGAATTTATTAAACAAAATCCATATTGGATAGCAAAGATGGGTAAGGGCTATAAGTACCTTTACAACTTTGTAGACAAAAGAAATTGGGTTTCATTGAAGTGGTTACAACGACTTAACTTTGAACCTAAAGAAGAGTTTCCAGAATACGGATATGGAAAAATACCATTTTTATTAATGATTAAGGAGATGAAATAATGTGTGGAACTGACCCGGTTACAATTGCAATCGGTGCACTAAAGATTGGGACTGCTGTTTCAGGATGGCAAGAGCAACGTCAACAAGCCTCTAATCAAGCTTATGCAGATTATAAAACAAGACGTAACGCTGACCAAGCGTACCTTAATGATTTATCTAAGATTGAAACTGAAAGAGGAAGAGCAGCTAGAGAAAAAGGTACAGAGGAGTTTCGTGCAAAATTAAAACGAATGAAAGATTTAGCTAAAGCACAGAATGCAGGTTTTGGAAATTCACTAAGAGTAGCACAAGATGTCGGTACAGCATTTGATGCTGATTATAATGACATCGCGTTTGGTTTTGAAAGCGACATGATGACGTTAAACAATCAACGAACTGATGCTTATGCAAATATGCAAAGAATTTATAACAATATAGCTCCTGTCTATATGCCAAACTCTACAGACTTAGCTCTTAGAATTGGTAATGCAGCAGTCAATACTTATGGGACAACAGCATAATGGCTTACAAATCACAAGTTACTAATAAATATATGGGCTCTAGTTTTGCTGGGAGAGTTAATCCCGGGAGAGAAAACTCACTTACACAATTAGTACAAACTTTAAGAGAGACTGACAGAGCGGTTAGTAATGCTGTTCCAAAATATAAAGAGAAGCAAATAGAAAAAGCAGAAGAGCAACTAGAGTATCTAAAAACTACAATGTCTCCTGAAGAACTAAACACTTACATCTTAGAAGGCAACGACCCAATACTATCTAACAAATGGGCGACCTCAGTTGTAGAAGGTAACGTAGGACGTTTTCAGGCAGGTGAAGTTATCTCTAAAATTAGAGAGAATATGGGTAACTATGATTATGAAAAACAAACCCTAAGAGAATTTTATGCACCACAGATACCTGACATGGCTTCTAAAAGTTCAGCATACAAAAATGGTTTTTCGGTAGCGTTTAACAATTGGTCTGCAAATGAATATATGAAAGATGCAGACATGAGAGCTGTCAAAGCCGAACAGAAAAAAGTTGATGGGGTTGTAAAGTTTTTAGACAACACAGTTACAGACATGGATGATTATTGGGAAACTTTAAATTCATTCAATTCACAACTTCCAAATACTGCTGGTCAAGAAAATAAGTTTATGACCAATGAGCAGTTAAATGACGCTGCATTACAACACGCAAAGTTTATTGTGCAGAATGCAACTCAGGTAGAACATTTTGATAAAGCTATGGCCATCTTAACAGGTGACAGAGGTGTTGGTAAAAATGGTCAACAACTTGGTTCACTATTAAGTACAAGAAGAGAAGATGTCTCAAACTTAAAAGCTCAAATAATTCAAGAGCAGTTTAGATTTGAAAATCAACAAATTCAAAGAGACAATTGGAAAGAGCAAGAAGAAATAAAAACTATCTTATTGGACACGTTTACTGACCTAGACATCACAAATCAAGAAAGCATTAACTCTGCAAGAAAATCTATTCAAATGATTGACCCATCTTTTACACCAACTTTTGATAAGCTAGTTAATTTAGAAAGAAACGTAGCTGTATCTGAAAGTGACAAAGCAGCTTTCTTATTAAGTATTGCTGATGGTGATTATGATGATGATGCAGGCAGAATGTTTAAAGATTTTGAGAATGGTCAATATCCATTCAGTATGCTTACAACAGCATTGGGCGTATGGGGAAGTGCACATACAAGAATTGCAAACGGCGAAAAACAAATTTATGAAACAAATAAAACTTATGTTGATGGCACAACCATAATTAATAATTCAATAAAGAGGTCATTTCAAAGTGAGTTTGGCGGTATTGATGAAAATTATAATGAAGCAATTAGATTATCTACTTTCTATATTCAATCCAGCATTGTTCAATTTGAAGCTAGTGGAAATAAAACGCCAGAAGAACGAAGATTATTTATGAAAGACTTAGGTGACTATGTTTCTCAAATGTATTCAAAAGAAATGGTTACAGACCCTGTATTAGGTAACTTCCAGAATGTGACAGCAATTAATCAAGAAGCTGCTGAAAACAATACTTCATTTGAAAATGTTGTGAACACAATGATTCAACAAGTTCCACAATTTAATATAGAGGAATTAGTTACACCAAATTTAGGTGATATTAATTTGGCAGACATTGAAGCAGTTAATCAAGCTTCAGGAGAATACTTAAGAGCTAACGTCTATCCAGATATTGCAAAAGCTGTTCTTGAACAAATCCCTGCTATGTTTCAGGACAATTTAGTTGAATTCTTTGATGCTTTATCAACACCTAACTTTGATGCAATAGCAGAAGCAATGGGTATTGAGCCTACGCAACTATTTGATGCAATGAAACCAATCTTGCAAGGTAATAATTAATGGTAGATTTCTCTACTTCTTATGAAGATAACTTTGAGAGAAGTACAGGTATTAATTATTTAGGAACTAAAAACAAAATTGATACTAAAAAATATAATGAAGAAGCATTAGAAACCCTTACTACAAAAGATTTTGTTGAAACTTTAAGAGACTATTATCAATGGAGAGAAGGTGAATCTACACTTTATACAGGTGCTGGAGATTTAACGAATGCAGATGACTCTGACATTATAGAATATTTTTATAATGATAGAACGTGGCGCAACAACAACACTATTTCTATGACTAGAGATTTATCTTTGGTTATGGGAACAGATGACGATAAACGTCTTCAACAGTTTGCTAAGATAAATAATGTTTATCAAAACCTACCTAACTTTTGGAATGACCCTAATAGAGATTTTGGTGATTGGTTATTAGACTTTGGAGGAGCTCTTGTCGTAGACCCTGTAAATTTAATTGGTGTCGGTGTTGGAGGCCAAGCTGCTAAACAAGCTTATAAGCAAGAACTGAAATTTCTGCTTAAAGGTAAGATGGCAAATAAAATTAATGACAAGATATTTGAAGAAGCATCTAAAGCTGCAAGTAAAAAAGCATTTGCTGGAGCAGTAGGTAAAGGTGCTTTGTATGAAGGATTAATTGGTGGTGCTGTCACAGGCGCATCCGATGTAATTTTACAAAACACAGCAATTAAAAGTGGTGTGCAAGAAGATTTCGATTACGGAAGATTAGGTATATCAACTGCATTTGGGGTAGGATTTGGAACTGCTTTCGGTGGGGCATTTTCTGCAGGTGCTTTTAAATACACATTAAGAAGTAAACGTAAAGCGAGTATTAAAAACTTAGAAGATATTCATAACTATGGATTTGATGAACTCCAAGGAGATAGATTATTTGTTGACTTAACAGAACCAAAACTTAAAGGGGAGCGTTATCAAGATAAATCAGCAGAAGAAATTGCAAACATAAAAAAATACAATCAAATAACTCCTAAGACTACAGATGACTATGTTAAAGAACTAAGACAGCAAGCTCAAGAACCGGGAGGCAAACCTCCTAAAGAACAGTTTAACTATGACCGATGGGCTGAAGGAGATATAGACCACACACCTGTTCATCTAATTAAAAACATTGCCCGAGAATTATCTGAGAAGATGGACGCTGACATTAAAAATCAAAACTTCCAACAGATTAAAGAGGAAGCAGTTCTTGTTGGATTAAATCCAGAAAAACTTATTAAAGATATTAAAGATGCTGGTAACTCTAATATTGCTGCACAGATGTTAGCAATGCGTCAGCTTATTAAAAAAGAAGCAG